AAATAGGTTTATGTGGTACAATGAGTGTAGGTAAAACTACATTAGTAAATGCTTTAAAAGAAACAAAGCAATTTAAAGATTATATGTTTAGAACAGAGCGTTCTAAATACTTGATGGAACAAGGTATTCCACTCAATACAGATTCAACATTAAAAGGTCAAACTATATTCTTGGCTGAACGTTGTGCTGAATTAATCCAAACTGATATCATTACAGATAGAACAGTTCTTGACGTTATGGCTTTTACAATGAATGCTAAGTCAATAAACCATCAGGATAAAGAAGCATTTGAAACATATGCTAGTGAATTTGTTAGAGAATATGATTATATTTTTTATATATCTCCTGAAGGTATTCCGGTTGAAGATAATGGTGTTCGTGAAACAGATGAGCATTATAGAGATTTAATTGATTTTACTATTACTACACTTATTAGAAAACATGGACACAAAGCTGGTAGTTTAGGAGTACTATCAGGATCAACAGAAGATCGAATACAACAAATATTAAAGTTTACTAATCTTTAACATATTTATAACAAAAACATACTCTAATGAAAAAATCAGAATTAGCATCTTTTATTAAAGAAGAAATTAAATCCGCTCTTACAGTTGAAGACACACAACAGGATATTAAAGATACTGAAGAACTAACAAAGGCAACAGCTGAATTAGCTAAAGTAAAAAAGGAAGCTGGTATCGAAGAAGGAGCAATAGACCCAGCTGAATACGGTGATATAGGTAAAGGATACTTATTGGGTTTTAATAAACCACATAGTTTAAATGATGATGATTTAGAAACTCTTGGACGTAAAATTGTAAAACAATTATATAAGGGTGATTTTAAAGCTGCTAAAGCTAAATTTATAAAAGAAGATTTAAAAGAAGATGAAGATAAAGAACCATCTAAATCAGATCTTAAAAAAACAAAAGGTTTAGCTAAAGCAAAAGAAGAACTTGCTCAATTAACTAAACAAATGAAATCTTTAGCTCGTAAATATAAAGAAGCTGAAGGTGAAGAAAAAGATAAAATAGTAGCTGATCTTAAGAAAAAAACAAAACTTAAGAAAGAATTAAATGCTATTATAGATAAATAAATAATAAAATGTTATGTTTAAATGGTTAAGAAAAAATTATCACTTATTTGTAATTATAGGAGCTTGTATTTTAGTCTTTAGGTTTTTAAATGATAAAGAAAAATATATAGATAAATACAATTCCCAAATAAATGCATTAGAACAAAAAGTTGATTCGTTACACCATATTAATAACGATTTAACCTTTAAAATTGATACATTAAACGTACAAATAGGTAAATTAGATCAACAAATAGATCTTAAAAATAATAAAATAAATAACCTTAGATATGAAATTAGCACAAAGGTGGATGCTGTCGATAATTTTAATGATAGTGAGCTTGAACAGTTTTTCACAGACCGTTACAGACAGTACTTCGATTCAATTAAAAAAGCCAATAGCCAAATTAGTAATTAAAGACCTTATTAAAGGTGATGGGGCTAAAAAGGAATTAGTATTATATGGTGATAAAATTAAACTATTTCAAGAAAAAATAATTTTAAAAGATAGTATTATATTTAACCTAAATGATAAAGTAAACAATTTTAATTCTATATTAACTACTAAATCAGATCAACTATCTTTATCCCAAGAATTATCTAAAAAGTTAGAACAGGATTTAAAAAAACAAAAATTTAAAAATAAACTAACAACGGGTGCTGGGATATTAGCAGTTATAGTTACTGCAATATTGGTAAAATAATATGTCTGATTTAAAAAAAGTAATACGTCAAGAATATCTAAAATGTGCCACAGACCCAGTACATTTTATGCGTAAATACTGTTATATACAGCATCCCCAACGTGGTCGTATACAGTTTAATTTATACCCATTTCAAGAAAAAGTATTAACGTTATTTCAAGAAAATGACTATAGTGCTATATTAAAGTCTAGACAATTAGGTATATCTACATTAGCCGCAGGTTATTCTTTATGGTTGATGACCTTCCACAAAGATAGAAACGTACTGGCCTTAGCAACAACACAAGCAACCGCTCGTAATTTAGTAACTAAAGTACAATTCATGTGGGAAAATTTACCCTCATGGCTTAAAGTAGATGCAGTTGAAAATAACAAATTATCCCTCAGATTAACTAACGGTTCAAAAATACAAGCAAAATCATCTAATGCCGATGCCGCACGTTCGGAAGCAGTATCATTATTGATAATTGATGAAGCTGCCTTTATTGATAACATTGCTGAGACATGGGCATCAGCTCAACAAACACTAGCAACGGGTGGTGGTGCTATTGTATTATCTACCCCTTACGGTACTGGTAACTGGTTTCATCAAATGTGGGTTAAAGCCGAAGCAGCAGAAAACGATTTTTTACCTATTAAATTACCTTGGTACGTTCACCCCGAAAGAGACCAAAAATGGAGAGATGCTCAAGATGCTTTATTAGGTGACCCTAGACTGGCAGCACAAGAATGTGATTGTGATTTTAGTACATCTGGTGATATAGTGTTTTATAATGAATACTTAGAATTTTATGAAAAGTCTCATATTAAAGAACCTATGGAAAGAAGAGGAGCAGACCAAAACTTATGGGTTTGGGAATCTCCAGATTATAGTAGGGACTATATGGTAGTAGCGGATGTTGCTCGTGGGGATGGGAAGGATTTTTCAACTTGTCATGTAATAGATGTTGAGAATAATGTTCAAGTAGCAGAGTATAAGGGACAATTAGGTACTAAAGAGTTTGGGCATTTACTAGTAGGATTAGCTACTGAATACAATGAAGCAATGCTCATTATAGAAAATGCTAATATAGGTTGGGCAACAATACAAGTTGCCATTGATAGAGCATATCCTAACCTTTACTATTCACAAAAGAGTGACTCCCGTAATGCTGATTCGTATTTTGATAAATATCAAGACCACTCAAAGATGGTAGCTGGTTTTACTATGTCATCTAGAACACGTCCTATGGTAATAGGTAAGTTCCAAGAGTATATAGCAGATAAAGGAGTAACAATACAATCAAAGAGGTTAGTAGAAGAAATGAAAGTGTTTATTTGGAAAAATGGTAGAGCAGAAGCACAAACTGGATATAATGATGATTTAGTTATGGCTTTTGGTATAGCAATGTATATTAGAGATACAGCCCTCATCCAAAGACAACGAGGTTTAGATGCAACTAGAAATGCATTAAATAATATATCAGTAAATAGAACTTCATATCAAGGTGGGTATTTTTCTCAAGGAAGTGATAATCCTTACCATATGCCCACAGAAAATGGAAATGAAGATATAAGTTGGTTAATTAAATAATATTTATAATAATAATAATATAATGGCAGATAAGAATTTATTTAGTAGATTACAAAGATTATTCTCAACAGACGTAATTATTCGTAATGTTGGTGGAGATCAAGTAAAGGTAATGGATAGTAATCAAATTCAATCTAATGGAGAACTACAAACAAACTCTCTTATAGATAGATTTAATAGAATATATTCTACAAACCCAACATCTTTATATGGATCACAATTCAACTTTAACTACCAATACCTCAGACCACAACTATACTCAGAGTATGATGTAATGGATCAGGATGCTATTATTGCTTCTGCTTTAGATATTATAGCTGATGAATCTACTTTAAAAAATGATATGGGAGAAGTATTATCTATACGTTCTTCTAATGAAGCAGTTCAAAAGGTGTTATATAATTTATTTTATGATGTTTTAAATATTGAATTTAATTTATGGCCTTGGGTTCGTCAAATGTGTAAGTATGGTGATTTTTTCTTAAAATTAGAAATAGCCGAAAAATACGGAGTATATAATGTTATACCACATACAGCATATCATATTGAAAGACAAGAAGGACAGAACATAGAAAATCCAGCTGAAGTAAGGTTTAGGTATAATCCTGATGGTTTAGTAAGCCCAAGTTCTGGGATGTATAAAACACCAAATCAACAAGATAATTCTAATGGTATATATTTTGAGAATTATGAAATGGCTCATTTTAGATTAATTGGTGATACAAACTATTTACCTTATGGGCGTTCTTATATAGAACCTGCTCGTAAATTGTTTAAACAATATACATTAATGGAAGATGCAATGTTGATTCACAGAATTGCACGTGCTCCTGAAAAACGTATATTTTATATGAATGTTGGTTCTATCCCTCCAAACGAGATAGATGCATTTATGCAGAAAACTATTTCAAACATGAAACGTACACCTCATATGGATGAAAAAACCGGAGAGTATAATTTAAAATATAACATGCAAAACATGATGGAGGATTTTTATATCCCAATTCGTGGTAATGATCAAACAACAAAAATTGATACTACCCCTGGTTTAACTTATGATGGAATCCAAGATGTTGAATATTTGAGAGATAAATTATTTGCTGCTTTAAAAGTACCAAAAGCTTTCTTAGGATATGATGAAAATATAGAAGGTAAAGCTACATTAGCCGCTGAAGATATTCGTTTCGCTCGTACTATAGAACGTTTACAACGAATAATGGTTTCAGAATTAAATAAAATTGCATTAGTTCACTTATACTCACAAGGATTTAGAGATGAAGCATTAACAAACTTTGAATTGTCAATGCAAACACCATCAATTATCTTTGAACAAGAGAAAATTGAATTAATGAAATCTAAAACTGAATTAGCCACAGCATTACTAGAAAATAATTTACTCCCAACAGATTGGATTTATGATAATATTTTCCATTTATCCGAAGATCAATACGATGAATATAGAGACTTAATCCGTCAAGATTCAAAACGTAAATTTAGAAATACCCAAATTGAGGCAGAAGGTAATGACCCAGTAGAAACAGGTAAATCATATGGAACCCCTCATGATTTAGCATCGTTATACGGTAAAGGAAGAATGACATCAGATCCTGCAAATGTACCTGACGGGTATAATACAGATGCAGATTTAGGTCGCCCTAAAGATTCAATATCTAATCACGGAAAACAAGGTAGTAACTTCGGTAAAGATCCATTAGGAACTAAACGTATGAAAGATACTGATAAAAACGATTCATCTAATAGTAGAACAGATACTAATAAATCAGGTTTAGCTTTAGAAAACGCTCAAGTAACTTTATTGAAAAATAAAGATATGTTTAAAAAAATGAATGAAAAGGTATTAATCTTTGAACAAGATAAAGATGATAGTACACTTTTAGATGAAAAACAATTAAAGGAGTAAAAAAACTCCAATATTTATAAATAAATATATTTTTTGATGAAAATAAAACACTCAAAGTACAAGAACACGGGCATCCTGTTTGAACTCTTGGTGCGTCAAATCACGGCAGACACATTAAAAGGGGGAGATTCCCCAGCTATTAATATATTAAAAGAATACTTTGTAAAGACTTCTTTAGGTCGTGAATATAAGTTATATGAGTCTGTGTTAAAATCTAACACTTTAAATGAAGGGAAAGCAAATATAGTAATTAGTACTATACTTGAATCTTCTAAAGGGTTTAATCGTACTACTTTAAAAAAACAAAAATATAATTTAATTAATGAAATCAAAAAACATTATGATTTAGATGTTTTCTTTGGTTCTAAAATTAAAAATTATAAAGAATTAGCAGCCTTGTATACCTTAATTGAAGGACATAATACAAAATCTAATAATAACGTTGACCAAGTAATAGATAATAAAGTAACTATTTTAGAATATTTAACTAAACAAGAAATTAATTCAAAAGAAATTAAAGAAGACATCCTTAAAGAGTTTTCTACTTATGATAAAGATCTAAGAATACTTACTTATAAAGTTCTTCTAGAAAAATTTAATAGTAAATATGATAGTTTATCTGTTGATCAAAAACAAATACTTAAAGAATTTATTAATTCTGTAGATTCAACCCCAAGTTTAAGAAATTTTTACAATTCAAAAATAATAGATTTAAAATCTATATTAAATGAATCATCTAAAAATATTAAAGATAAAGCTACTCAAATAAAAATTACTGAAGTAACTAAATTTTTAATTGAGTTAAAGAAAACAGATAAAGTTGGAGATAATAACTTAGTTGATTTGTTACGTTACTACCAATTAGTAAATGAAATACAAATAGCAAATGGCATATAAATATAAACTTAAAGAGATAGAGGTAGGTGATACTAAAGTTGCTGGAGGTGTAAAATCTGTAGTTACAGATAAAGACCCTAATACAGGCGCTATATCCTGGTCTATAGATTATGTTCCTAATTTAACT